TGTTTTAGAATATATCTCAGATTGTGTTATGGCAGGAATGGCAAGGAATGGTCATGTTTATGATGTTAACATAGAGATTGCAACACTTCTTAGGGCGTTTAATAATACGGTTGAGATGCTGAAAAAGGAAGTGGTTTTAGGAGAATAAATTTATGAGCAATAAGTATAATATTAATGACACTGTTTACTACCTTGATAACAATGGTGCTGTTGAGGCGTTTGTAGTCGGTATTAAATTATCTCCATCGGATGTTATTGTTTACGAGCTTTTACCTGACATTGGGGGCAATGCTGTTTTTAAAGACGAGCCTGAAATCAAAACCAATCCCAAGCTTTTAAAAGAGATTGGTGTTAACGACGATATTTTTTGGTTCAAGTTACCTGAGAAGAAAATAATAAAATCCAAAGTAATAAGTGTTAATGGCACTGACCTTGAGGTTTACGGAGGGTTTCTCGTTAGTATAGAAGACGCATATAAAAAGGAAAAGGATTTAATCGATAGTTTGAGAGGATGGAAATGACCAGTAAGAACCAGCAAATAGTAATGAATCATCTTCGTGATTTAAATGCCAAATATGTCAAAGGAGTTGGTTGGTATTTCACTGTAAATGCAGGAGTTGTTATTCCTGAGAAGTCTGGCAATGACCCATTAGTTTTAAAAAACTCGTTGATTAATGAGCTGGACCAAGCAAAAATGATGTTAAATAAAAGGTTTGATGAGGTGATGGAGAAAATCCGAGAAAGTTAATGGCATACGGAAAGCTTAATATTGACAAGAAAGATATTACAACAGTGTTACAAGCATTAATTAATGGCACTGAGGGCTTTATAGACGACATTGAATCTGAGGATTTTGAACCTGAAATTATTGTCTATTACTTAGATTTTCTAGCCGACGCAAAATCCGAGCTACTTAAAAAGTTTAAAGAGGCGTTTGACGCAATGGAGCTTCACTAGTGGATTATTTTGACGACAATGACCTCGTTTCTTTATTCTTAAGGTCTTTATATCAGGCAAACTTTCCTACAGATAATTGCTATTCATGGTCCGTTCACTTACAAGAGAATAATAATATTGCAAAAGACCGAGTCGCCATATCCAAGAAAGATAATGTTATTTACGTTGATTTTTCTCGAAGGTGTGAATCTGAAGAATAAAAAAAGGAAAACTGAGGAGGAAACTAACAACCTCAACTTTCCCTTGATTTCGTTTCAGGGATTAACCCTGTAACATTTTTTCCTACTAAGATTTTAATATAACCATTGCAGGAATGTCAATGGAATCTGCTAGAATAGATTTGTGATATACGAGATAGAACCTATTACTTTTGAAATTAACGGCATGGAGTTTACACCAATTCCTGGCCAAAAGTATTCTCACAATTACGCAGAAGAACTGAGGGATATTCTAAAGAATAAAAAAGACAGTGAATATATGAGAGCCAAGTGGCGAAACTTGGTACTAAACGACCTGTTTTTTGTTACTTATTTCGTATTAAAAATCCCAATAGCGAACCATCCTTTTTGGATTGAGGCATGTCACGAAGTTCAGCATGGACCCTCCACTCAAACCTTAGATTTATGGGCTAGGGAGCATGGGAAGGCAGTAGATTATAACTATCCAGTTTTAACGACAGGAGGTTGGAAAAAGCATGGAGAATTAGAGGTTGGAGATGAAGTTTTTCACCCTAACGGTCAACCTAATAAAGTTATCGCACTCTCTGAAGTGTTTGATAATACAGAATGTTTTGAGGTGGAATTTACTGACGGAAGTAAGGTAACTACTAGTGACAATCACCTTTGGACAGTTTTAAAAAAGTCTAGAAAAAGAATATCTGGAACAAAAAACAAAAGGCATTATAGAGATGGATTAACTTTATCATCTAAAGAATTATCTAAATATTTACATAAACCAGACAATCGTTTTGGCGTGCAATTAAATGAAGTTTTGCAATTTACAAATCATAAAAAACTCCGACTATCACCTTACGTTTTAGGTGCTTGGTTAGGAGATGGTACTAGTTGCTGTGGGAACATCACAACTGCTGATAATGAAATAATTAATAAGATTGAAAGCTTAGGATATAAAGTTGGCAAAAATACAGCTTTATACAGATGGAATATTTATAAGATACTACCTACCTTAAGAGAATTAGAGGTATTAAATAATAAACATATTCCACAAGAATATTTATACGCTAGTGAAGATGATAGACGAGAGCTGCTTCGTGGCTTAATGGATACTGATGGCACAATAGATAGTAGAGGGGTTTCAAGTTTTACTAATATTAACAAGACTCTAGCTGAAAATGTGCATGAGCTTGCAATGGGCTTGGGGTTACAACCAAGACTATCTGTTCGTAGTAAGAAAATTAAAGGTGAAAATTATATTAGTTACGATGTTAGGTTTAGGGCTTATAAAAAAGATGAGGTTTTTTCTCTTTCTAGAAAACAAGAAAAGGTTCCAGAAGGAAAAAGAGTTTTTAGGTGTAAGTATATAAAATCAGTTAAGAAAGTTAACACAATTCCTACAAGGTGTATTCAAGTAGCTAGTGAAGACGGTCTTTATTTAATAGGTAAGAATTTAATTACCACTCACAACAGTTCTATAATAACGAGTGCTGAAACCATTCAATCCATATTAAGAAATCCTGAAGAAAGAATTTGTATATTTTCCTACGCACAAAAACCAGCTCTAGCTTTCTTTAGACAAATCAAATACTTATTTGAGGAATCGTTCTTTTTAAAAGACATATTCCCAGATGTTTTATACATGAATCCCAGCAGTGAAGCACCTAAATGGTCTGAGGATACTGGATTAATTGTTAAGAGAAAAGGTTACTACAGGGAAGCTACTTTAGAGGCATGGGGATTAGTTGAGGGTATGCCAACAGGAAAGCATTTTACCCAGCGAATTTACGATGATGTTGAAACCCCAGAATTTGTTAACTCCCCTGAAATGATTGAGAAATTAAAGTATATGTTCGACCTATCTCATAACGTTGGTATGGATGGTGACAGGCATCGTGTTATTGGAACCACCTATTCTCATAATGGATTGTTGCAAGATTTAAGGGAAAGAAAGGATTTAGACGGCAATCTTCTTTACCACACAAGAGTTAAACCAGCTACAGAAGACGGTACTCCAAGTGGAAAACCAGTCTTTCTTTCTGAAGAAAAGATGAACTTGCTTAGAGGAAACCTAACTACGTTTTTCTCTCAACAGCTACTTGACCCGACTCCAAGAGGGGAGGAAAAATTAAACTCCGACTTTATTCTGACAACACCTCCACATGAAATTCCAAAGAACTTGTATAAGTTTATGGCAATAGACCCAGCAGGTGTAAGGAAGGATAGAAGGGGAGATGATTGGGCAATTATAGTGTTTGGAGTGGAACCTTACATGAACGATTTAGGTGCCAGTAAATTATACATCTTAGATATGGTAATTGATGTTTTTGATGAAGCTGATGCCATGAAGCAAGTAGTTGATATTTATGCCAGAAATGGTCGTATGCTGGCAGTGGGAGTTGAAAAAGTTGGAGCTATGACTTTTGAAATTCATATCAGTAATGCCTTAAGAGCTAAGGGATATTACGTTTCTAAAGAAGACAAAACTTTAATGACCCTAAGTCCTGCTGGTAGAAATAAACATTCAAGAATACTACAGAATGTCCAGTGGCCTTTGAACAATGGTTGCATACATGTTAATGAAGCCATACCTCTAGCTTATAGGGAAAGGTTATCTTTAGAGATGCAAAAGTTTCCTCATTGGAGAGATGATGGACTGGATGCATTGGCCTATGCTTTTGAGATGACAAAGGATTATAGGTTTAGTAAACGTAGGTTGAATCCAGAAAAGCAAGATAAATGGTGGCATCGTTACCAACAAAAAGTCAATAATGTTCCTGACGAAGATGGGTTTATAATAGTATGAGTGATTTTTTATATACGACAACTAAAACTGAAGTTCCAGGTGGAACCAGTGAACATGTTGTTTATCTAGACCTCGATAATCAAGTAGGCTTTATAAGCGATGATGGCAACGGACCTCATCAGATTGTATTTGAACCTGCAACCGAACCAGTAGTTGATGAGCTTGGTAATGTAATTGAGCCAGGTAAAGAGGCTGCAATTTATATTTCGGCTGCCATTGATGGGCATACACATGAAATCATTCCCTACACTCCAAAAGAAAACAAATCAAAAGATAAAGATAAAGACATTATTGATAGAGTCCACACTCTTTTAAAGACCAGTCGTGAACTTGAGTCAAAATCTATTAAAGATGCTGAGAAGGCTGAAAAATTCCACAATGGAGAACAATGGGATGAATCAACTCGTGGCACTTTACTTGCTAACGATCGGGCTGCTCTTACTTTTAATCTTATCGAAAAACACATAGATGAATTGTCAGGCTATCAAAGAAAAAGAAGAACCGATATTAAATACCTTCCTTTAGAAGAAGGCGACCAAAGAACTGCCGATTTATATTCCTTAATAGCAAAACATATACAAGAAAGAAGTATGTTTCAACGTGAAGACAGCGTTGTTGCCTTAGACCAATACATTCAAGGTAGAGGTTTTTATGATGTTTACGTTTCTACAGAAAAAGATATTAGAGGTGAAGTTGTAATTGAAAGATTTAATCCTGAGTGTGTATCAATGGGGCCACACGAAAAAGAGGATGGCAGTGATGCAGAATATCTTTGCAAGCATAAAATGTATTCACTTCCAAAGCTTAAACAAATGTATCCAGAAAAAGCTGGGGAAATAGAATCTAACTACGAGGCCGTTTCATTTTTTCAAGGTGGATTGGAAAAACCTAAAGAGCATGTGACTTTCCAGCATGACCAGTACGGTAAATCAGATAACACTATTGAGCTTGCAATAGGAATGGGAGATGAGCGAGTTGACCTAGTTGATGTTGCGAAAAAAGAATTTAGATTAATTGAGTGTCAGGAAAAAGTTTACGAACCTGAATTTGTAATTGTAAATCCTTCTTTAGATTTTGTAGAACTTGCAAAAGGTTGGAGTGAAAAAGATGCAAATAAGTTTTCTACAATAGAAGGTTTTCGAGTTATTAAGAAAATCAACACTAAAGTTAAAGTCACTCATATTTGTGCAAATGTTGTTCTTGTAAATGAGATTACGGATGAAACAGATTTCTTTACAATTCCTGTATATGCAAAGAAAAGAGGAAACAGGTTTTGGGGCAAAGTTCGTGCAGTAATAGATGCACAAAAAGAAGTTAACTATCGTCGTTCTCAAGCAATAGATATTGGAAATAGAATGGCTGGTGGAACTGGTTGGTTTTATGATGATGATACTTTTCCAGAAGGAGAGGAGAATAACTTTAAGAAAAATGCAGGTCGTCCAGGCTTTGTACAAAAAGTTAATACTATTAACAGGCTTCCTGTTGAGAAAACCCCAGGTCAATTTCCAGTTGCGATTGTTCAATTATTAGAAATGGCAATTGGAGATATTCGAGAGTTTATGAACATTCATGTAGACCCTAACGGAGCAAACGAATCGGGTACTATGTTCATGCAAAGAATCGAGCAAACTCTTAGAGGAAACGAATTTCTATTTGATAATATGGCCTTTAGTAAGAAACAAGTTGGTCGTATTATGTTTCGTTTAATTAATAAATACTACTCCCCAGAAAGAGTGTTTAGAATTGTTTCCAGCGAATCTGCAAGCAACCCAGAACAAATAGATGGACAACCGTCCACTCAATTTACTATAGATGAAATTGCAGAAATAATGGCAAATGCTGATGCAATGCAATATGATGTAGTTGTAGCTGAAAGTGCATACAGTCCAACTGCAAGATTGGGTATTCTAGTTTTACTTGGCGACCTAGCAGCAAATGGAGCTATACAAGTTCCACCTGAGATTTTCTTAGAGCTTGCTGACTTACCAGAAGAAACTAAAAAGAAAATTCAAACTTACTACGCACAAGCACAACAGGCTGAAGCACAACAAGCAGAAGCTACTAAAGATATGGAAATACAAAAAACTGCAATTGCTAATATTGAAAAATTGCAAGAAGCTGGTATTGGGATGCCAGGAATGGAAGGACAAGAACAAGGTCCATCAATCCCACAGATTTCAAACGAAGAGGAAAACCTTGATATGCAAGGACCTCAGTTTTGATGGTTAAATAGGAGAACCTAATTATGAGCGAAGAAATAACTAGCTCTGAAGATTCAGGAACAACTCCACAGACTGGTACTGAGTCTGAACAGGATATGGTAGCTATTACTGATGCTTCTGATGAGGAAATACAAGCTTATCTAGAAAGAGAACGTAATGGAAGCCAATCTAGTTTAGACGAAGAAAAAGTTGTAGAGGCGTCGGAAAACTCAGAGGAATCTGAAGAAAAGGCTGGTGAAGACCAAACCGATTCTGAAGAAAAAACCAAGGAAGAGGATGAGGACCCTGCTACTAAGGAAATTCGAGAACTTAAGGAGCAGGTAAGAAAATTAAGCGAGCGAGCTGAGAATGACCAAAAGTTTATTTCTCGTCGCAACACTGAACTTGGTAATCTTAGAAAACAGAATGAACAATTGGATGCAGCTATAAAGAGTTGCAACAAAAAATTCTGGACACTAAAGATGAAGACCCTTACGAAGCTGCCGTTATGAAACAACAGGCAGATGAAATCGCAAGACGTCATCAGAATAATGACTACCAAATTCAGTTACAAGAAAGAATAGAACAAAACGAGCAACTACTTCTAAAGCATTTCAAACCTGGGGATATTGAAACTCAGGATATTGTAAAAGTTTTAGAGGAAGATGGAATTGGTGAGGACTTTATAAATAGGTTTGCTAGTAATCCTTTAGGAGAATTATCTCCTATAGAATTGTTACACGTTTCAAAACGAGCTTATGATATGAAGCATCGAGGTTCTGTTTTAAGTGCTAAGGAAAAAGAAATTGAAGAGCTTAAGAAACAATTAGAGGCTGCTAAAAAGCAACCTGATAGATTGTTAGACAGAGTTCAAAATGCTGGAAAACTCAGTAATGGTGTTAGAGGTAAAACTAGTGGTAGTACTGCTGGTGCAAAACCAACTCTCACCCCTGAACAACTAGCAAATCTTTCTTCTGAAGAATTTGAAAAAGTCTATTCTTCTTATATCGGTTAATTTCACCTGCTCTATAAAATAACTTTAACTTTTTATGGAGCTAGAAAATGGCTGTTACTTCATTCGCAACTGACAATGCTCTTACCAAGAAAGTCTGGGAGGAAGGACTATTTAGGGATACTGTAAAGGAAACCTACTTCTCAAGATTTATGGGTAAGAACAGTGAATCACTTGTTCATGTAAAAGAAAACTTAGAAAAAAGCCAAGGTGATAAAATCACTTTTGGTTTACGTATGAGATTAACTGGTTCTGGTGTAACTGGAACTGCAACTCTTGAAGGAAACGAGGAAGCGTTAACAACTTACTCAGATTCTTTAACTTTAGAAATGTATCGTCATGGTGTACGTGATAGAGGTGCATTAGATAGAAAACGAGCAATGTTTTCTATTAACGAAGAAAGCATTTACGCACTAAAAGATTGGGGTCGTGAAAAAATTGACCAACTTTGTTTTGATGCGTTAACTACTTCACCAACTAAAAACTTCTATAGAGATGGAACTGCTAGTGGTGCTGTAGCTGCAAGTTCTTCTACTGCAACTGCAAAAGGGGCACTTAGAGCTGCTAACTCTAAACTTACTCCTGATTTTATCAGTGCTTTAAAAGCATCTGCTAAGACTGGTGGTAATAGAGCGTATGTTCCAATTCGTCCAGTAATGGTTGATGGTAGAGCTTACTACATCCTACTTGTTCATCCTGATAACATGTATGACCTTAAGATTGATAGTGGTTTTGAACAGGCTTTTAGAGAAGCTGAAGTTCGTGGACCTGAAAATCCAATCTTTAAAGGTGCTACTGCAATCTGGGATGGAGTTGTTATTCACGAGCATGAGAATGTTCCTATCTTCACTGACGGTGGAGCTGGTGCAGAAGCAGGTTCGCAAGGTATGTTCTTAGGAGCACAATCACTTTGTTGGGCTTTCGGAGAGCGTCCTGAAGTTGTAACTGAAACTTTTGATTATGGTAATCAGGTAGGTCATGCGTGGAGCATGATTGCTAAGGCTGAGAAACCAACTTTCAACAGTCAAGATTATGGTTCATTAGGAGTATGGTTAGCTCGTACTAACATTTCTGGAATATAATTTATTTATAGGAGGAAATTATTATGGCTGATTATTACTCGAACAAGTTAAATTCCGACGGAACAGAAGCTTCAGGAGAACTTCACGTAGGGCCGAATTTAGGGATTGCCACTGTTAGTATAACTGCTGGTCTAGCTATAAATGATGAAATTCATTTTTTTAGACTTTTTCCAGGCTATACTTTAGTATCAATGGGTTTTTATTTTACCGATTTAGATACTAATGGCACTCCTCTTTTAACTTCATCAGTAGGAGTTGAGAGCGATCCTGATTTATTTGTAACTAGTACTACGAATGGGAGAAGTGCTGGTCATCTTTTAGGTGATTACAATGAAGCGTTCTACGGATATGAAGTTGCTACAGAGGAGAATTTAATCTGGAAAGTGACTGCTAGTGCTGCTACTGGTGTTGCTGGAACGATGCACTGTTGGTTGCTTTTTAACACTTAAAAATATAAGAGAGGGGAAACTCTCTCTTTTTTAAAAGGAATTTTATTATGGCTACTTATTACTCGGACTTTTTCGATTCTAGTGGAAACCCTACGGGGCAGTATCATGTTGGACCTAATTGTTTAGGCTTAACAGTTACTACTACTGCTGCACTGGCTGACGGTGACGAACTTCATTTTATTGAATTACAACCTGGCTTTAAACTAATTGAAGCTAAGTTCTATTCAAGAGATTTAGATACTGACGGAAGTCCAGCTTTAGCTGCTTCTTTTGGACCACAAAGCGACACTGATTTATTTGGTTCTAACTTGACGTTTATGCAAGCTACTCAAATATATGCAGGCAACTGGGCTGGTGATTTCTATGGGTATGAAAGTTCAACTACTGAAAATTTAATACTAGAAGTAACTACTAGTGCTGCAACTGGTGCTGCTGGTTATGTTCACCTAGCATTATTTTTTACTACTTAATTTATTAAGGAAGGGGAGAGGTGACTCTCCCTTCTTTTTTAAAGGCAATCTATGGCAACAACAGATTACGATTTTCAATCTACAAGAAACCAAGTAATAGAACGAGCACATAGACTTGTACTTGGACCTCAGACAACTGCATTATCTGCTGAGGAAATGGCGTATGGAGTTTTGGCTTTGAATGAAATGATTAAGTCTTGGCAATCAGGGCATGTCTTTCTTTGGAAATTACAAAAGTTAAGTTTCTCTACTGCTGCAACTGATAAAGATTATACACTTTCAACTGACCCTGCTGTAGCGTGGGTGGATAAGGCATGGTTAGTTCATGGAACTAATGATGTTTATGAATTAGAACAAATTTCATATAGACAATACTTAGATATAGAAGACCCAGATTCTACTGGCGACCCAACTCATTTTGCAATTGATAACCAACTTGGAACACCAGTAATGTATGTTTGGCCAACTCCAACTCAAGTTAAAACAATAAATTATTTAGGAGTGGTTCTTTTAAAAGATGCTGAAACTGCAAGTGACAATTTAGACTTTCCTGTTAGATGGTCTAACGCATTAACTTACGGATTGGCAGCTCATCTTGCAGACGAATATTTATTACCAATTAGAGAAAGGCAACATTTAGAAAGAAAAGCATTAGATTTTTTCTCACAAGCTAAAAGAGGTAATAACGAACGAAGTTCTAACGAACATATTGAAGGAGCATTTGATTAATGGCACGAGCAATACAAGTTGATTTTTTAATTGGTGGTGTAACTGATAGCAGTGGACAACCTCTAGCTGGTGGAAAGATTTACACTTACGAAGCTGGTACTACTACTAACAAAGCTACTTATACTGATGCAGACGCAACAACTCTTGCAACCAATCCTATTATTTTAGATGGGCAAGGAAAGGCAACTATATTCGCATCTGGTGAATACAAATTTAAAATAGACGACAGTGATGATGTCACTCAATACACAATAGATGGTTTAAAATATGAACTTCTAACTGATGAAGATATTTATGGAGGAACTTCTACTGGGGCTGCAAACACTTACGCAATTACAGTAACCAGTGCAATTACATCTTATGCTGCTGGTCAGGTTTACAGATTTATATCTCATCAAGCAAATACTTCTACAACTCCTACGTTAAATATAAATGGCCTTGGTGCAAAAACTTTAAAACGTTCAGATGCTACTGCATTAATTAGTGGTGACATTCAAAGTGGGCAACAAGTAAGTGCCTTATACAATGGAACTGATATGTTGATTATTTCAGATACGGTTACTTATATTGACCCTGCTATCAGTGCTAGTGCAACAGTGGCAAGTGAAGCCAGTAATGCTTGGACGAGTGCATTATCTGATTCAATTACCTTAACTGCAAATCAGGGAGTTTTAATTCTTGCTGTGGCTAATGTTTCTAATGCTGGAACTGCAAGTAATTGTGAAGTAAGGCTTACTAGGGATGGCAGTCAAATTGGGTATGCTTATAAAAGTGAAGAAGCAGGAACATCAACAAGTGGCGACCATGCAGTGTGTACCATTCCATATTATGAAGAGCCAGGTGCAGGAACTTACAGTTATGCAATAGAATTTAGAGAAGGTGTAGGGTCTTCTAATACGGCATATATAGGAAATAAACAATTAATTTTAATACCAATTAGACAGAGGTAGTGAATGGAAACGGTTAAGGTGCCGTTTGGTCTTGGCACTTATAAAAACGTTGATGAGTTTGAGCTTAGGCAAACTGCTGCCGAGTTGTACAATGGTTATGTAAATGAAAATAGTGCTGTTGTAAAAAGACCAGGATTAGACAGTGGAAAGCAACTAGCCAGTGGAAATAACGGAATTGACGGTTTTTACTGGTGGAAAGAAAATAAAAGATTATTTGCAACTCATAATGGAAAGGTCTATTTAATAAACTTATCAGGTGGTGCATTTACAAGTTCAGATATTACAAATGACGGATTAACATCTGGTGCATACACAACTTTTGACAGTAACAGTGATTATGTTTTTGCAGCAAACGGTGGAAGAATTGTTTACTTTGACCATTCGGGAACCAGCTCAACTTACATAGCTGATGCTGATTGTCCAACTGCCGTAACTCATATTAGATTTTTAGACGGATATTTAATTGCAAATAGTGTAGGAACTCAAAGATTCTACTGGTCTGAAGTTGACGACCCACTAGATTGGAGAGATGGAACTGGTGCCAGTGATACTTCTGGATTTGCTAGTGCCGTTGGTGCAACTGATAATATTACTGCAATAGAAACTTTCTATAGGCAATTGTTTTTATTTGGGCCACGAAGTGTAGAGATTTGGGAAAACGATGGGGAAACTCCTTTTGTTAGATTACCTGGTGGCTTTATAGAAGTTGGATGTGTTGCTCCCTATTCAGTAGTTAAAACTAATAATGCCTTATACTGGCTGGATGACGAAAGAAAGCTAGTACGTTATTCAGGAAAAGGTGTTGAAAAAATGTCCACTCCTTATGACAAGATAATACAAACACTTCCTAACGTTTCAGATTGTATTGGAAATAAAATTACAATAGAAGGAAAAAACTTTATAATACTAACATTCCCTGAAGCTGGAAGAACTTTTGTTATTAATTATCAAGATGAAGGCAATATTGCTCAAGCAACTTGGTCTGAATGGAATGAATGGGATAGTGCAAATTTTCTTTATAATAATTACGTTGGTCGTGCTTTCACTTATTGTGAGGCTTGGGGATGTAATATTGTAGGGGCTAGAAATGCTGGTCAAATTAATTGCCTTACCAGTGATGAAGTGGACGATAATGGAACTGCAATTAGATTCCTTACAAAGACTGGTCATGTAGACCATGGCACTTCAAAACGAAAACGAAGTAGGGAACTTAGGGTTAGAGTTAAAAGAGGAACGACAAGTTTAACAACTACTCCCAAGCTGTTGGTTCGGTGGAGAGATGACAATAAAGATTGGTCGAATGAAAGGCAAATCAGTCTAGGCAATTTAGGTGAAACTGAATCTTATTTAAGAATAAGAACTGGTGGTGCCTATCAAACTAGACAATGGGAATTTTCTTGCAGTGACGATGTACCATTAACACTGTTAGATGCTGAGGAAGATATAGATTTATTAAGGTAATATGGTTTTTGATAATACTAGTTTAAGACCTCCTGACCCAGACGATAGGTTTCGTCTTAGTAAATGGAGAGAGCTTTTAACAGTAAAAGTTAAGGAATTATTATCTTATTTTTCAGGTGCCTTTATAGTAACATCAGATAAGGAGCCTGAAGTAACAGATAGTGCAAAAGGTTTGATTTTGAAATCTCCTGATGGAACAAGATGGAGGATTCAAGTGAACAACAGTGGTACTGTAACAACTACAAGTTTATAGGAGGATTATTATGGGATTTTGGGATAGTGTATCAGGTATTATAGGAGATGTTAGTGGAGCAGTTTCCAGTGCTGGTAAATGGGTTCAAAAGAATCCTGAACTAGTCAGTGTTGGTGCTGGATTGTACGATGCCTATCAAAGTAACAATCAAAACGATAAAATTATAGACCTCTATCAAAATGCTGAGAATCAAAACTATAACCAGTCAAAAGCAAACTATGATGCTTATCAAGAATGGGCTAGGGGCGAAATGGGAAGAAGAAGTTCTGATGCAGCAGCAAGAGCAAATGCAGCAAGAGTTAATCAGCAAAGACAATTAGAGGCAATGGCACAAGCTCAAGACCAAATGGACAAGACAAGAAAAAGAACAATGAGTTTCTTAAAGCCTTATGTTCGAGCAGGAAAAAAGATTTTACCAGGACAAATAGAGGCAAGATTAGCTGGTCAAGATATGGCACAAGACTTGGTTGGGAAAATTCAAAACCAACAAGCTGTAAGACCACAAGATATTTTAATGCCTATACCTGATTACTTAGGGAGAAGAGATGGCTGATTATTATAATAGACCTTTTGAATATTATGCTGGTCCTCCATCCAGTCCTTATCAAATGCAAGTTGGATACTCAGAAGACCCTTCTCTAGCCAGTAGTATAGAAAGTATTGTTCAAAGTTACGGTGAAAACCTAGCTAAAGATGCAGTTAAATCTAAACTTGGATTAGATGGAGCAGGTAAAGCTGGGCTGGGTGGTTACAGTGAAGTAATGGGTGGAGCTGGACCAACTGCTGGATTAGGTGCAATGGCAGCTTTGTATGGAGCTGGTATGTATAATTATGGTGGGAAAGATGTGTTGGAAGGAGATGCCGACAGTGCTGATTATGTAAATCTTGCTTTGCAATCAAACCCTCTTACAGCAACAGTTAATCCGATTTTTGATGTTGTAGGATTAGGAAGTGTAGGAGAATCTCTTGGTTTAGATAGAAAAACTCATAAAGATTATGCAGCAGAAAACTATGGTAGTGCGTTAAAACAAGCAAGCTCTGATGTTGACAAACAAGCTATCCAGCATTTTTATGACCAAGCTTTAGGCCAAATGACAAAAGATAATGATGCGATTTATGACAGTGGTCCATTAAAAGGTAGAAAATGGAACTGGGATGAGGTGAAAAATGTAGGTACAGGTGAAGATGTTTGGGGAGAGGTTGGATTTTTTCAGGCTATGCCAGATTGGATTAGTGGTTACTCAGAAAATCAAAGAAGAGATATTGCTGAGGCTGCTCTAGCAGAGGATTTACTTTCTCATTCTAAAGCTGGTAGAACTTTTGAAGGTGATGACTTGTCTAGGATTCAAGAGATTGCAAACGCTGTTAGAGAAGGGGATTATCAACCGACAATTTCCAAAGAAGAAAGAGATGCTGAAAGGTCTGCATATCTTCAACAGCTACTTGGAACTAGACCTTATAAAATGGAATAGAGAAAATATAAAATTTAAACTATAATAGGTAGGTAATTATGGCACTATATAACAATACTAACTCTCAAGGATTCGGGAACTCCCCTGGGGCAACTGCAAGTGGTGGTCCTGTAAAGATTAGACGTTTTGATAGATTAAAAAACAACCGTAAACTTGCTCAAAACCGAGTGAACAATCTGTATGACAAATACAGTAATGCTGAAGGCGACCAGCAAGATATGTATGGCAGAAAGATAAGACGCATCTCAAGAAACACTGAAGCCGTCAATCCTTTAAAAATGAACAGGCTATATGACAGGTATAATGCAGAAGGTGCCACTCCTGAACAACAAGCTAGAATCGAGGCTAGGCTTGGAAAAATGTCAAAAAGAACTGGACTGGCAAATCCTTTAGACCAAGAGATAGTAATTGATGATGGAGCCGTTATGGAGGATGCTGGTCCAACTCCTGAAGAACTTGCAACTGCAGAACAAAAAGAAAGAATATTTAATACACTATTTCCTTCCTACGAAGATAACTTTGATTATTACGCAGACCAAGGACAAGCTAAACTTAAAAAACTAATGGCTTCTAGAGGAATGGGAAATTCCACTGCTGAAATAAATGCAAATAAAAACTTCTTAACTGACCTATCTGCCAAGTCCACTCAAGGAAAACTTGAATATGGAAATGTTCTTGCTGATAGATTGGAAAGAATGACAGTAGACGAAGCCAATAGAATGGAAAGAATGAATCAAGACCAGATTAACAATTACATGGAATACTTGAGATATTTACAAGATGAACTTCCAACTGATTTACTTTACGAATCTGCACAAGATGCTGGTAAGTTTGCTAAGGATTTTGGAACAACAAAAGCCAACTATCTTAAAAATGCTTATGAAAAGCTAATACCATCAACAAGTGGTGGAGGCCTACCTTTCATGGCACCTTTTCCCCAGCAAAATAATACCAACTCGCAATTACTTTCAACACTAGCTGGTAGTGGTTCCAGTAGTTATTTAAACGCAATATTAGGAGGCCTTACTCAAAGGAAATAAGATATGGCACCAACTTATAAACCAACAGATGTCGGACCTTTTTTAAAGGCAATTCAAAGACCTAAATCTTTATTAGATACCTACCAACAAGGAATGGATAGAGCTACTAAGAGAGAGTATAACGAGCTGGTTTTAGATGAGAGAAAGAAAGATTTTGAAGACGAACAAAAGTTAGATGAAATCTATTCAAGTATTGGCGAAACTGCAATTAACGATGGTTATGGTGCTGCAAATAAAGAACTGCAAAAGAAACTTGGAGATGCAAAGCTTGGTAAGGAGCTTATGAAAGCAATGAAAGAAGGTAGGGAGTTTGAAGAAAAAGCTAGAGAAAGAAAGATTAAAACTTTAGAACTGATGTATCGGTCTGGAAAAGAACAAGAGGCACAAGCACTAGCACAACAAGAAAATTTAAACATTGACTTCAATCAATATAACAAGCGTCAAAAAGTTGGAAACGATATTTATGAAATAACACCTTCAGGAAAAACTAGAAAAATTCTTTCTGTGCCTGACCAAAAGGGAAGTGACATTTCTAAAGTGTTAATCAATCCATCAACAAGAGAAGTTGTAACAGTGAAGAATAAGAAAAATCTCGCATTAACTGATAAAGGTTTTTATTCAGGAAATCCAAATGATATAGTTCGACCTACTGTTCTTTCTGAAGATGATGCAGTGAGTAAATATTTAGGAGGTCCAACTCAACAAGCTAGACAAGTTATAACAAAAGACACTCCAATTCCTCCTGGTATGAAAGCACAAAGAAACAGTAAGGGAGAAATTCGTTTTGTTCCTAAATAGGTAAAAAATGGCAGATGATTGGCAAGACATACCTGAAGATGAATAGAAAGACATCTCAGAGGATGAATGGCAAGATATACCAACCCAGCAAGTTGCAATGCCAACTCCTACCCCTATTCAAGCTACTGGTTCAAACAACCAAGATGATTGGCAAGACATTTCAGAGGACGAGTGGCAAGACATTCCTCAAAAGCAAAAAATAGGAGTTCTTGAATCTATTTGGCAAGGAATTGGTAAAGGAGGTTTAAGTTTCATGGAAGGCCTTGGTGGCCTCGGTGAAATGGTGGGAATCGAAAACCAGTTAGATGACACTGCAAGACAAGCAATTAATCGAGCAAATCAAATGTATGAACCCAGTGGTTTTCTAGCAGAAACAGCAGGAACAGTTTTTGAGGGAGTTACTAATCTTGCTCCACTAGCAATTCCTGGCATTGGAACGGTAGGATTATTTGGAACTCTTGGTGGTAAAAACATGGGTCAATCTTATTCAGATTTAAAATCAAGAGGGTCCAGCGATGGGAAAGCATTAGCAGGAAGTGTTTTAAGTTCAGCAGGAAATACTGTATTAGATGCTGCAAGTATGTACCCAGCAACTCTTCCTATGAAATACGGAAAACGAGTGGTCTTATCAGCAGGTGCAGACACTCTAGCAGCAATAGTTTCAACTCCAATGGATTATTTTATTGAACAAGACGTAGCTGAGGTAAATCCCTTTGAGGGTCGAAGTATGTTCGATGAAGGGAAGAGAAGAGTTAAACAGTCAATCATACAAGGAACTGTAATGCCAACTACACTGGACGTAGTAAAAGTTGGTACTGGCAAAACAATTGATTTTACAACTAGGAAAATGAAGCAAAGAAAATCTCAGCTAGTAGAAAAAGAAATTGCCGATTCTATTCCCGATATTTTAAAAGAGCAAAGTCAACAAGAAATTGAGTGGCCAAAAGAATCAGTTCAGTCAACTGTAATGCAAAAGGAAATGGAGGTTGAAGGTGGTACTGGTTATGAAGTTCCTACTGCACAAAAAGTTTTTACAGACCAAGCAAAACAAAAGAATGTAAGTGAATTTGTAGACAATTTACAATCAGGTGCAAGTATTGAAAACCTAGTTGAAATAGACCCTAATCAATACAAACAAGCAATATCTGATATGTATGACGTTACACTAGTTAAAGACTTGGATAGTGTTGAAAAAGATATTAGAACATACAAACTAGCAGAATCAATTAAATTAGAAGAATCTCAAAAACAAGAACTATCTTCAAGAATTGAATCGTTAGAAAATCAAAAGACCGACCTCTTAAATAGAATTTCTCAAATGGCGAGTGAGAGAGATGTAACTTTCGAAAACGTCGGAGAAGTTACCAGTCAAAAAACCGTTCCTCAATCTAAGAAAAATAGAATCGGAGAACTTGCAACTGGAAAAATAAATCCAAGAACCGAGCCTCTTGATTTACAAACTACAACTGCTGAAACAGGTTGGAGAGAAAAATCTTTCGGTGTGGAAAAGGGGAATAAAGAAAATGAAACAACAAGAGTCAGTGAACCTAAAGGGGTTGTTAATAAATGGAAAATTAATGAAGTAACAAATCAGGACCCTTTAATTTTAGACCTTGTTAAAACAGAAAACTCTTTAGGGAAGGGAACTAATGTAAACAAAGACGCTCCTGTTAAAAAAGGAAAACTATTAACACAAGATATGGTTGATGTTCTTCTAGAAGCAGGGGAATCCATTAAAGTTGATGGTGAAGACATTACACAATATAGAAGTGGTCAAGGTGAGCTTGCTTTTAGAGCTACCAATAAACAGATTGTTCCAGATAATGATTTTACTAAAAAGTTTTTAAATGCTTTTGGAAGAAAGAGATTAGACGATAGACTGTTTAATTCTTTAGTAGAAGGAACTACAGCTCCTATAAAATTAGATGGAGTGGATGTAAGAACGCCATCTTCTGTAAGTGAAATTAAAACTAGGGCTGATGTAGACAGTGAGGCTGGTAGGTTAAATGAAGAGCTTGCAAATATAGATGCTGAAATTGAGAATTTAACCAAATCTATAAACTCTAAACAAAAAGGATTAGGGCAAACAGAAAGTCAAATACAAGCTAGAGAAGCTAATATTAACTTCTTAAAAAGCACTCTTGAACAAACTGAGGCAGCGACTCCAAAAAGCGTAAATAAAATAGTTAAAGATTTAGAAGGTGAACTTGCTGGAAAAGAAAGAAATTTTGTTCAAAGAACTTTTGATAAAGTAGCAGATAAACTTGCTATACCTAGAACTATTTTTGAAAAGCTTCCTGAAACTTTAAGATTTCACGACACTTTAAACATGAGAGAAAAGGCAGCAACTTTAAATCAAGCTGACTTAACTGACGCATCTAAAGATTATTTTAATCTCCCTGATAAAACTAGAGTGGATGCTGCAATGGCAGTAATAAGAGAGTCTAATAAAAGTGGTCAAAAAATAATTCCAACAGATGGTGCTTTATCTAAAATGGGATTGGACCAAGCTGAAATTAAAGCGTTAAGGTCTTGGTATAAAACTGCTGACTTGGCATTGGAAATAATGAAAGATGCAGAAATTTCTCACATTATAAACACAATAGATATTCCAGATGCTAGAGGTTTAAAAGGTACACCGTCTAAACTTAGAAATGAAATTGATGTTGCTGGTGGTGCATTAATGATGGAAGCTGGTTTGCAACCTAAAGGATTAACACCTGAACAAAGATTGAAAGTTATAGAAGATGCAATTGAAAAAACTGGAGAACTTCAAGCTAACTACCCCAAAGATAAAGGCCTTAGAAAGCGAATTGAGTTATTAGAATCAGCAAAAGAATATGTTGATGCCACTAGAAGAATTGATGTAACTCAACAGATGTTTGATAAGATGAAAGAAAAAGGTTACGTTCCGTTTGGAAGAGAAGGTGACTATGAAATGAGAGTTTTGAATGAGGATGGCTCTACTGCAATATACTCACTTTTTGAAACTGCAAAAGAAAGAAGAATTGCATTAAGGAATTTAAAAAAGGCAGGATTCCAGTTAAATAAAGACAATTTAGAACTAACGAAAATAGAAAAGCCAAGTAGTCTTCTTTATCAAGATTTACCAGCAAGTGCTAGAATTACTTTTAAAAAAATGCAGGATGTTGTTGATGGAAAACTACCCCCTCAAGGATTCGACCAACACCTTATCGAAGCTAACTTAGTTCCAGGTTACAGCAAAAATTTTCAAAACCAAATAGCTGGATATATAGTTGGAGTTAGTAACGTTGCAGCGAGAAGTAAGTATGATGCTGGAATAAAAAGAACTTTAAATGAAATTAAAGCTAAATATGAAAATAATGGAAATCCAAATCCTAAATATAAAGAAGCATACGAACACTCTCAAAAGCTTTTTGATTATGTTAACAGCAATCAATGGGAAGGCCAGAATTTAAGAAAGTTAATGGCGTTTAACAACTTAGGTTTTAATATTAAAAGTGCTGCCGTTGGCATGACTCAAAACGTTATGACGACCTTACCTGAAATTCAACACATCTATAATCAAGCTGGCGTTAGCGTTGGAAAACGTGGAGCAAGGGCAATTAGACAATGGGGTAGGGGGCACAGACAAGCATTAGAGTATCTTGCCAATCCTAAGAGGTTTGCAAAAAATAATCCTGAACTTGCAAAAGTAATTAACGAAGGTTACAAAGATGGAACAATCAGTGATGCCAGTGCAAAGGCTGCTTATGGTTTTGGTGAGAGAAAAAGAACAGGTCAAACTGCAAAAGATTTTGATAACCTAGTAAACTTTTCAATGGGGCTATTTAGGCACGCTGATGTCTATCAAAGATTACATTCTACTATTACAATGTATAATGTTAAAAAAGATATTTCTCCCAAAGCAAGTTTTGAAGAGCTTCAAAAATTTGCAAGTGATAAAACTCAATTTGACACTCAATTTGACTATTCAAGACTGAATAGGCCTGTAATTGCTAGAGGGGCAGTTGGTGCTCCGTTTACTACTTTTAAAACTTTCGGTGCTAATATTTTACGAAGCTATAGACGATATTGGCAAAGTGGAAGTTATGATGCTTTACTTTCAAGTTTTGCAGGATTGATGGCATTAGGTGGAGCCAGTGCATTGCCTTTTGTTAGTTGGATTATGAGAAGTTTAGAGTCAGGTGGTATTAATCCAGAAGAAGAAGCAAGAAACTTAATTGAAAAATCTTCAATAGATAAAATAATACAAGGATTGCCGTTTGATGGAATTGATGAAGAGTTTGCGAAAAAAGCTGAAAAGCAAATAGGGGAAGTTCTTCTTAAAGGATTACCAAACCTAGTAGGAGTGGATTTATCGGGAAGTGTTGCAGCAGGAGAGCAAGCTCCATTCTTAGGAAAGGGTGCATTACCTACTATTGCAAACTTTGTAATGGGTCCAACATTAAAAGAATTGGAAAGGCCTGGTATTTTTATGTCTACTTTAGAAAAAGGGAAACAACCTTTTGGAGAAAGAGCATATCGAGCATTTGGAGAAGGTCTTGCTCCTGAATTTTTAAAGAAAATTATTCGAGCTGATGTACTAGCAAAAAATGAAGGATTATTCACCAATCGTTACGGAGATACAATTCCAGACCCAGACAATCCTGAACAACCATTAACTTTAAGTCCTTACGAGCAATTTGTAACAGGAGTAGGTTTTATGCCTTCAAGAGTTGGTCAAGCTTATAATAAATATCAGTCTGTAAGAACATTAAAAGAGTCCAGTCAAAAACCTCCATTTACTGCAAGATTAGCAAGTGCAATTAAGAAAGATGAAATGGAAGGTGGAAGTTTTTATGAACAGCAAGTCTTGAAAGATATAGATAGATGGAATGAAGAAAATCCAGAAAATCAATGGAATGGTAGAGGTAGTGAAATTAATCGAGCATTGAAAAAATTAGAAGACCCTTACTATTCAGGAGTTAGAAAACAATTACCTAAAGCTATTAGAGGTAAAGCTGATGAGATGATGGAAGCAAGAACTTTTAAAGACTTAAAACCCAGTGGTAAAAACTACTAGCCAAGAAAAATAAATATTGCCCCAGTTAAAAAGCTTCCTAAGAAGAATCCTAATAGGATAGACGCTTCAAATTTTTTTCTATTCATTTCCATTACAACTTTTTCCAAAGCTTGCATAAGTCTTGGGTCATCAATTTCCAATCCTGTTTCTGCGTCAACAAACTTTGCTCGCATTTCAAATCCCATCTCTTTATCTTTATTCGTCATAAGCCATCATCCTTTTATAAATTGTATCCACTTGCAGGTTCATTTCCTCATCTCCTTCGTCTAACTTTTTTTGTACTACGTTATATCCTCCAACTACGGTGGTATGAGAAACTTCAAAAGCACGACCGATTTCTTTGTAAGAGTAGTGGGAGTATCTTCTTAGAAAATACCAGATAATATACCTGGCTCTTGAGGGAGTTTTGTCACCTCTTGCTTTGAATTTTAAACTGCCAGTAGGTATTCCAAAGTATGCACACGTTTCGTGTATGATTATTTTTTTGTCAATTCTTATCATTCTCAATTCCTTTTAAAAAGCTGTTTATGAAAGTAAAACAATCTTGTTTAACACTTCTCCAAGTTTTAATAACAATTGTTGAATGGTCCACTTGATTTTCAGTTTGCCAAGAGTGGAGAGCTAGGGAAGTAATGTGTTTATCATCTTCAGTGATACCTATTCCCCAGCCTCTTTCTTTTCCTCCATGTTTTTTATTAGAAGGTTCTAACCAATCACACACTGTTTCCATACAGTTAATTGGGTCAAAATCCCTGTTTCTATTGCCACAAATTAAATAGACAAATATTGGATGGCTTTTAAAGTTTAACGATTTAATATTTTTTTCTGCCAGTTGTTCCTGGTAAAGCTTGTCCATAGCATATAGTTTGCAGATTGCACTTTTAGAAATGACTGGGATTCTCTTTTTAGTTTTATGATTGTATATAATTTGTTTTCTATTTTTAATTGCTGGTATATTTGAGATTTCGCCAAACAATTCAATGATGATGGTTTCGTTATTTTGGTCTACTTCCAGCTTCATTTTACTGGCTTGTTTATATTCTTCTATTAATAACCAATGGGGTTTATCTTTAAGTTTCAAAGCCCCTCCATCAATTCTTTTTTTGCCTTTTTAGAGTTTATTGACCAGTCAAATACTGCCCTCACCAGCCTCTTATCTGAGCTCAATAGAAAAGCTGTTAAGGCCTCACTATCTCCATCTTCAAAGAACTTTCTAACCAGCACCTTAATTTGTTGGCCAGTCATCCCATTAAATGTCCAAAGGTACTGCAGGGGAATTACTTGATTTTTCATCCAGTCAATTAAAGTTAAGTATTCGATTGAGTTTTTAAAACCTTTCCACTCTTTTTCCAGCATCCACTGTTTAAATATTTGTTCTGGTGTAACAGGTTTAGACCATCTTTTTTTCCAATATTTTACCAGCCATTCATTTTCAATCATTAGAAGTACCTATCCTCATCATCTTCTTCTTGCCAATGCTCTGTGTCATCAGGTGTAAAAACTTTCTCAGCGAGTTCTGAAACTTTCCATTTAGGAAGACCAAGTTTGTCTGCAACCTCAGGCTTTGATAGACCTGAGCCTATAAGTCTTTGAGCTTCCTCAGCTTTTTTATCTTCAAGTTTGGAATGATTGATATAAAAAGAATTGTCATCTAGTGTAAATTCTCCGTAAATACTTGGAACATCATCTTTGTGAACATCTCTAGTTTTTGTAAATATCATTTCAAATCCAGTATAGCCTGGTGTTGACTTTATTCTACTTTCTTTTAAATGAATCATGTAATCTAAAGGGTTCTCTTTTTGAGAAGTTCCTCTTTGAGTTCCTGATTTTCCTGAATGATGGACAAAAATCACATTAATTCCCTGTTCTCTTTTTTTGATTGCCCAAGGTTCAATCCTCATCCACTGGTCAAATTCGTTATCTTTTGAGTTAATATTTCTTGAACAACTAGCAAGGTTATCAATGATTACGACATCAGCCTGAGATTTTTCAATCTCTCTATCGTACCACTTTTGATGGACTGGGTCTGATAGGTTCCACATGATACTACCATCACACTCATTATGTGAATGTGAAGAAAATCTATTAGTGACCAAACCTGTCTTTGTATCAGGACGATTATCAATTTTCATCAGTCTTATACAAATCGCTCGAGAACCCATCTCACCGTCAAAATATATAATACGCAACCTCTTAGTAGGATGACCTAGAAAATCGACGCCACAGGCTAAGGAATGGGCTAGTAAGAGGGTTATGTATGTTTTACCTACCCCTCTATCAGCAAAGATTAAAACCATCTCCCCTCTAGCTAACCATTTTCCTACTATGTATTCAGTTTCCTCGAAACCTTGTTTTATTCTTTTAACTACATCTACCATTAGTTCTCCTTTTTAGATTTAGCTAGATAATTAGATTCTCTTTCTAACCTTAGGCTTTTAATTTTATTTTCAATTGCTCTTTCTAAGGGCCAACCTATGAGATTCAAGTAGGGAGATTTACGTTTCTTCCACTTATTAGGATTATTCTCAGCCCAGATTCTTAATTGTAATACTGCAAAATCTATGTCTACCTGACCAAGGTCCTTATCAAGAAACTTCTTACGAATTTTCATTGCTTCGTCCTTGGTAAACTTTAGGTCTTCCCACTCTCTACTTATCGCCCTCCTTACACAGCTATTAGATTCTTCGGGCTTGTCATCAGACGTGTTGTTATTAACTTTACTATCTTCTTTTTTATAAGGTTTATTATCTATGCGACCTCTAGGGGGTATGGCATGCGACCCTGAGGGTGTATGGCATGCGCCCTCTAGGGGATGTCCGAGGTCCCCCTGAGGGGGTGTGGCAATCCAGAGTTTTCTCTCCTTTCTCCATCCATTTTTTTCAGATGTTACAATCTCTCGACCTACTAGTTTGTTGTCTATTAACTTAGAAATAGAACGCTGTATTTGCTTAATTGAGATTCCCCAATTCTCTGTCATATACTCATTGGTTGCCCAGCAGAATCCTGTTTTACTGGACAGTCCAAATATAAGACCAAAGATATATTTATCCGTCGTATTAAGATTTTTCTTTTTTGCTATATAAGCAGGAATTATAATAAACCCCTTTTCTAGATCACTTTCCTTGCTCATTTTGCTGTTCCTCTAAATCTGCCTTAGCCTGGATTATTGCTCGGACCACCTCATTAACACATTGTTCTACAAAGATGTTAACGGATATACCTTCTTCCTTGCACAATGCGTACATTATAGCTCTAATATTGTCCTCTAATTTTATCTTTACATTTACATACTTACTGTTCATTTCTTCCTTATATTGCTGTCTAAATAAATTAAAATATTCTCTACTACCTTAAGCTTCTCTCTAAGTACCAACTTGTCTACATCTGAAACATCCCGATGGCGTTCTAAATCCTTTTGCATAATCCACTCCAACTCTTTTAAATAGTTGATGATTTGATTAGCATTGTCGGATATGAACCTAGCATCTTCTACGATACTGTCTGGATATTTTTTCTTAACTAGATTCGGATTGGTTACGTCATAGAAACGGTCTAAATCAACATTAAATTTTTTACCCATGATTACACCTCTAGAAGTTTGTTAATATCTTCAACAGAGTCGAGGTCTACCACTTGGTATTTTTCCAATTTTTTTAATGGTTTAAATGAAACTACTTGGCTGGGATTTGCATCCATCCTATAAGCCCCATTCTTTTTTAAGAACTCGTTTACTGCTGGGAGTTTATCTTTTGGTAAATCTGATATGTCATACTTATAAACCTTCACATCCTGTTGTTTATTTTCAACTTCTGCCTTGTCTAAGTAAGGGTCATCCAATCCTTTACCTTGATAAATCGACAACCCCACCCCTATATAACTTGCAGCCTTACTCATTAAATTGGTCTGAGATTTCTTATATGCCCCTGCTACATCTCTTATTCCGGTTTTTTTACTGCTTACAATAGTTCCATCTCCAACTGCATCCACCTGACAAGTTTGGTCTTCAAATTCTGGGTCACGATACCAAATGCTTCCTATGCAAACTACTGAGCTCTCCAGCTCTTTAAATTCAAGGTGTCCAAATCCCCAGCCAACACCACAAAGGCCAAATACGGATGTTAATCTGCTGATAATATGATAGGCATCTAAGCTGGTGTATTGCCTTCCAAACGTAACTTCCTTAATTGCCTCTTTAGGGAACTCTTTTGTAAGTTCTTTCCAAACATTTCTAGTGTCTTTTTTTTCTGACATAGCATCTCCATTAATTAGGCACCATCCAATCAGGTGCAGTTATATTTACAACATCTTCGTTATTGTAACTTGGCCACTTGCCAGTTTCCTGACATTTTTTCCACACCTTTAATTGCTGGCGTATCTCATCCCATCCTATGTTAAATAGGGCTGGGTCCAAGCTGTATACGGCACAAGCATAGGGGCTGGTTTTTTCACATGCTATGATGACAAAACTGTGTGCCTCGATTCCTAGAACTTGACAAGCTTTAAGATACATACCTGCCTGTCTGTAATAGCCATATTGTAAAATACTGCTGGTGAACTTTTTTTGACTTGCGTCTGTAGTAGTTTTTAAGTCTGCAACTATTCCGTTTTTGCAAACTAAATCTATTCTTGCCTTGCATCTTACGTCTGTTTCAGGGTCATCCCATATTAAACTAAGCTCTACGTTCTTTTTAAGGTCTATTAATTTCTTTGCTTTTTTATGTTCATACACTGCCTCTCTAATTCTATCACACTGTTTTACTTGGGAGTGGGTGAGTAGATTATCTCCAAATTTATCTGCCAATTCTATCCTAGCCTCTTTAACTGCCTTACTATTTCCATGTCCTTCTGGTAAAATACCGTAGGTTTCACTGAATTTTTCAGGTTCTAATACTGCTGTGTGAACTGCACTGCCAATTAGGAAACTGGAAGAACTTTCACTTCCATAATCTAAAAGATGTTTTAAATGTTTAGGACTGCGTTTTAATTCTGATAGTTTTGAATTACTTGCGTATGGTAAATTGTGATATTCTTGAGATGAGAGATTGTCGTATATTCCAGGAGTTAATAGTTTCATGGTTTTAGAGATTAGTATACAAACTTATAAGTGTCAAGCATTTAAGACACTGCAACCAGTTTAAGAAGGGCTTTTTAATGAATGATGAAAGTTGGGAAGCATACAGGCTTTACGTTCTAAAAACGATTGAGAAAAATTCTGGACAAATTGCCAGTCACGAATTGCAACTTGCTGATTTAAAAATTCACTTAAATAATATTGAGAACACGACCAATCAAATTAAAGTTACTATTGATAGTAATGTAATTGAGTTTAGAGATTTTATAGCCAGCGAGAAAGAGATAAGAGAGGGTAATAAGAATATATTAATTAAGTTTGCAGTCGAGTTTTTTAAAATTCTAGTAACAAGTATTATTGCTATAATAGCATATACAAGTTCTGGTCTTATAAATTTTATACAATCAAAACTTATGTAACTTGCAATGAAAAAGTTAATAATCACTAGGATTGGCAATGAAAGATGGCAAGAAATAGTGGAAGAAAATAATAGAACTGCAAGACTTGGATTGGCACCTTTATGGGAACTAGCAGAAGACCATCCTTTTCATCCAGCAGGAGTGGAACATGACTTGGCTTATCTCGCAGCTTATGAGCTGGTTAGGATTGGAGAACCTGACCTCGCTGTTGACGTGGTTAAGATTGCAGATAAGGAATTTAAAGAAACGATTTACAAACTAGCAAATGAGAATGGTAGTTTGTGGTTAAAATTCCAGGCAAGATTATTCTCAGGCCTAGTTTCTATTTATGGAAGTTTAAGATTTAAGGATTGACCATGCGTTTAATGCTGCCTCTTTTAATATTACTGGCTAGTTGTAGCTCGCTGGACCAATCTTTAATTGATGCTATTAAGGAACTTAGAGATGCTTATAAAGAGTGTGCTGAGAATTGCAAACCAGAACCTTCTCCATTGCCTACTGTAGAACCGACAACCATTCCTTCACCAGAACCCTCTTCCCAGCCTACTGAAATTCCAGATGATTATTTTTTGCCTAAGACAGACTGTAATAATCCAAAATCTTATATAAAAAGAAATGATGGATTTAAAGTTATGGCTAGCTCAACTAGAGGAGGAAGTGTAGTTGCATTGTTGCCTTATACATTAAGTAGACCACCATATAAAACAGTAACAGACCATCATAACCAAACATTTAAAGCGAGCATTAATCAAAACTTTGATAAAGTAGAATTAGTTTTAAAAAACAATAAAAGAATATCTTTAAAGTTTGCAGGTCAGCATAATCCAGTTTATTTATATAACGATAAAATAGCTAGAGAGCATTGGAGAAATACTATATTATGGAACAAAATAAAAAATAAAGTTGTTAGATTAGAAGCATTTTATAAAAGGGAAAAGGTATGTCTAAAACCATAAATGTAGTTAGTAAGCATAAAGATTATAAATTATATAAATCCATGCGTGCAAGATGCTACTGTAAGGGGAGTAGTAGGTTTAAGTATTATGGAGGTAATGGCATTGTTATATGTAGTAGGTGGTTAGAGCCAGATGGTAATGGTTTTAGAAACTTTATAGCCGACATGGGGGAGCGTCCAAGTAATAAACATTCTATTGATAGAATAAATCCTAGTGGTAATTACGAACCTAATAATTGCAGATGGGTAACTCAAGATGTGCAAACTAATAACAGAAACAGCTTTAATAGAAGGTACACATATGATGGTCAGACTAAAACAATAGCCGACTGGGCTAAAAAATACAATCTAAAATATAATACTTTGAGAGATAGAATACAAAAATACGGCTACAGCATGCAAGATGCACTAAAAATGCCAGTAGGGAGTTTACGTTAAATTTTAAGGAGGATTGTATGAGTGAAGAAAATAACAGTAAATTTTTCCTAACCAGTAAAGGAATATTGGGAGGTCTAGTTGCCCTAGCACCTTTTATTACAGACCTTGCAGGAGAACCAGCATTAAGGGAATACGCCCCTGAGATTGCAGCTATTGGAGGGATTCTTGCAATTGTAGGGAGATTGTTTGCAAGTAAGAAACTTACTCTCGCACCTAAGAAGAAACCAGTTAACGATTAGATTTATTTTTAATCTTTTCCAATTCCAGTTTAATTTGTTTAACACGACTGTCCATCCTATCTCGCACAGGCTTTCTTGGTTCGTTTGCATACTGTCTTACTATGCTGGTTAATTCCGATTCCAATCTTTTAATTGCTAGGTTTTCTGTCATAATCTCTAGTTGTAACCATTAAACTTATTGCATCATCCCTACTAACTTGAAAACGTTTCATCTTTCCTGCTAATTCATGCTGATGGTTTTTAATGATATGAGAAATGATTTCCTCATCATAAAACTTTTCATTGCATATTTTACATGTCATCTCTTCTTTCATATCTATTTCTTCAAATGCTAGCTTATGCCAATTCATCTAGTTAAATATTTTTTTTGAAACGATTGACTGTCCATTTCAGTTGATTGCATTTCTAACTGCCCAGCAAAATCATCTGCTTTGGCTTTCGTTTCGTCTAAGTCTTTTATAAACCTTTCTTTTAGAATCCAGTCCTCAAGGTCTTTGTCTTTGTTATTATTTTCAAGCTCTACAATCTCACATCTTAGATTATAGTTTGCCTTTCGAACATCAAACACCTCATCTACTAATCTTCTATTTTCATCCAGTGCTTTTTTATAATTAGCTTTCAATCTTCTATATGGTGCTATGAAGAATAGTATTAATAAATAAAGCCCTATAACTGCTAGTATTATAAATCCGATGTTTATGCTTGTTTCACTCATTTTCCAGCTCCTTTATTTTAATATTACCTTTTATTTTTTCAAATGAATTTTGAAGAATCGCAGAACGATTGCTAATTTTTTCAAAATCAGCGTTTTCTTTCATTATTATCAACCCCTCGACCATACCTTCATAAGTTGCCACAATCCTAATTAATTCTAGCCATTCATCTGATTTAATTAATATTAAAATATTATTCATCTTCCAGCTCCTTTATCTTTTTTAAAACATCTTCCAATGCATCTATCCTTCCGTTACCGTACTGATTATCATAATTAGTAATCTCCTTTTGAAGTTTTAATTCTCTTTTGATTGATTCTTTCAACCTTTCAATTTGTTTTTTATTTGTCATCTTTATTTAATCCTAAAACTTCATTAATAGCTTCAATAACGATCCCGTTTGCTTTAACCATTCCTTTTGTTGTATTGACTTTTTTCCATGAATTATTATTTATACGAACAAAAAGAGTATCTGAATTTGCGTTAACATTGTATTTTTCATCTGGTTTAGAGAAAGCATCAGCAAAAGCAAAGCTAATTTCTATCTTGTTTAGTTTATTCATCTCTAAACCTCACATTCTGTAAATCATCTAAAAACAACTCTTTCTGTTCAAATCGAAAATCATCTAAAACAAATTCTAAACTGTCTAAAACTTTGCTAAGTGACTCTCGACTAATTCCACGTTCTTCTACGTGACTTCTAATTAATTCTACTAAAGCAATTCTTAAATTCTGCTCAGTTTCAGTTAATGAAAACTTGCTTGTCTTATAGTCCATTTAATCTCCGAATAAATCACTAGCTGTATTGCTGGGTTCTAAACTTCTAACACCTACAAATTTAACATCTTTTAACCTCACATGCCTAACACCTTTTCTTTTCTTACACCTTCTTAATTTTCTTCTTTTATTCGTTCTATCTCTACAACTTATAATAGCACGTCTAGTTTCACGCCTAACACATACTTCCATTTCGTTGTTACTTTCTTCACTGACTTTAAATGTATTCACCTCAGCAAAAGCATCATGACCACCTGATGGGTGCATAATGCAAAACGGACAACTATCTTTATGATATGCTCCTGATAGATGTCCAATCTCATGCGCTGTTACTGTTACTGCTCTATTAAATAGCTCGCTAAATGGTCTTTTGTAACTGGCTGATGTCGGTCTTGGATTGGCAAGAGGTGTTACGTAACTAACTCCGATGCTGCCACGTTCATATAAAGCACAGATCTTAGCTCTCCCTGCTGTATACCTGATTCCGTTGCTGTCTATCAGAGGTCTATCAATAATCATAGTAAACTCTCTATTCTTATAATTTCCTCCAACATTTGGATTATCCCAGAAAAAGGTTTCATAATCTCTAAATCTTTTTTTATTATTTAGAAAGTTTTCTAACGTAGCAGTTTCTGGGTTTAAGTCTTCCATTGAAATAGCACCAACATAATTAAATGTTAGTGTAGTATTAGTATTTAGAAAATTAATAGCTTCATTCATTATCTTTTCAGAATCTATTAAATTAAAATTTAATTCTGAATTTATATGAACCATCTTAATTCCTATTGGGCAATCGACATCTCCACAAGGCTGTGCTTGGCTTGAACCTCCACCACCACAACTTGCGAAAATTATTAATGCTAGTATTAGTTTATTCATTTTCATCCCATCCCCTCAAACTTTCTATCAATTCTTCTTCTGTTTTAAATGCTTCTTCATTTTTAACACAATAATTTCCATTTTCTGTTACTACATATAGAGTATTTTTTGCTTTTATGTCATCAACCCTGCCCCTCCTAATTTTTCGATAACCTAACCAATAAACCACATCCCCAACCTTAATCTCGTCATCTTGCTGGGCTTCTTGTGCTTCTTTATCTTTCAAGAAGTGCAGTATCTCAATTATAATTGATTCAATTGTATGCTCATTTCGTGCGTACGCATTAATTATTTTTTGTATCTTTTCTTTATTTGTCATTTTGTTCCTTTTAGCCTTACTGGTGTATTTAATGCTTTTTCTATAGGCCAATTTAGTTTAATAATTCTATTCAATAATGTTTTTCTATTTATCTTATAAGCTTTTGCTAAATCATTTAATCTAAATCTAATAGTTTTATAATATAAGAAATTAGCATCTTTCCTTATTCTTCTGTTTACAGCTTGTTCTTTTTTAGTAGCCCAACGTACATTTCCTGGCTCATAATTTCCGTGATTGTCGATCCTATCAATCGTAAAATCTTTATTAGGCTTATCTCCTAAATATTCTTCTATGTAGTCTACAAAAGACTTAAAATTAACTTTCCATTCTTTATGCATTTTAATACCTCTACCCCCATAATCTTTATATTCTTGACGATGCTTGGAAAAGCATCTTCTTTTCATCTCGTAGTAACTTACATATAAATGATTATATCTTACTTTCTTATATTTATTCATAATATTCTTTTAAAAATGCCAGTGATTAACCGCACTGGCAACGGCTCACATTGCTTCGCCCCAACTAAAACTCGCTAGAATTTTAGCCTGTGATAGGGCATAAAATTAAATCATTCCACTATTTAACATCACACTAAAACATCCAACGAATGTTAATATTAATATACTTATTATTTGTATCATTATCTTGCCCTCTCAATAGCAGGTGCATTATAAGGCTGAATTTCAGCTAAGATTGGATTAATTTGATTCATTAATACTAAGAAGGTATACAATCCTAAATAGAATAATAAATAAATTATGTGCATCTTTAGCTCGCCTAATTTCTCAGCTTTATTTCGTAAAAAATAAACTGCTAGGAAGCTCCATACTAAAATAGTAGGAAGCATCGGAAGTAATACGTCTTTAATAAAACCCCACATTATTTAGCTCCTTGTTTGCTTGGAAATAAAACATTTAAGATTTTATCTGATACTGACAATTTACTTGCCTGTATCTTTCTAAGTTGCATATGGTCGCTTTCTTGACCATCAGGTGTTTTAGCTTGACTGATTGCACCAGTGATTAAATCATTGTGTGCCCTGATAGCTTCTGCTGTTCCCATTTGAGCATAGAAGTTTCCACAACTTGTCATGGCAACCAGTGATGCAATCAATCCCAACTCTAGTGCAAGTTTTTTGGCAATCTTAATGCTAGGCACTGCCAATAACCTATCGGATTTAACAATACGAACAGCTTTTCTTTTTAGTTTTTTACTTTTCATTTAGTTTCCTTTTAAAAGTGTCAAGAGTCCATTCCCCTGACTGAATATTCATTCGAACATTCTGATGAGAACCTTAAGAAAAAAGATTCTTAAAGTTCAAAATACGAAATACTACCACTCAATATCGTCCTCAGTTTCAACTTCCATAGATGTCTACTGGCTGGTCTTTCTTCTTTATGTCATCACTTGGATAGATTTGAATATCTGGCTGGGTGGGTTTTTGTTTATTGCTATTTATGAAAGCTATAATTCTTTTACCGTTCACTTCTCCTGAATAGTATTTAACTCCCTTTGCTGATTTTTGTTTCCACAAAGCACCGATTGATTTTTTCTTGTCTGACATTTTTTTCTCCTGATAAAAAAGTTTACATGATAGTGGCACAAAGGTATGCCACCAGTCAACACTTAATATTGTATCTGTCTAACTTTTATGACAAGATGTCTTCATTATGAAATGGATGAAAGATATTAGAACAAGTAAAGGTCTAAGCATGAGAGCCTTTGCAAGATTAATTGGTGTTAACCATCAGAAAATTGCCAATTATGAAACCGATTGCCCTTACCTTGATAGATATAACAAGGTTCTATGTAAGATTGCTGGTACTTTAGAAGGTGGCTGGCAAGAGTTAGGCCAGCATCTTGATAGTGGAGAAACTAAATAATTATAGTATAATAGAATGGAATCGACAATTCGGTCGACAAATCTGTACGTACATATGGAGGATTTTATGAGTAGAAAATCAGGTAAATTTGAAGGTGGCATCGTAGTTGGTCAGAATAAGACTGGTCAAGAAGATGTTAAATCAACTTCAACTACTGGTGCTGAGAAAGCTAAGAAATACAGCACTGCAAAAAAGAGTGCAAAATCTAGTTCTTATTAATGATATTCAATCAGAAAGAATCAGATTTTAATTGTAAGGCTGAGTGGGATTATCGCAATCTCTCTCGGCCTATTTTTGATGCCAGTACAAGACATGGCCTAGACCCTGTACTTGTATCGGCATTGTGTATCCAGGAATCAGCAGGCGACCCCCAGGCAATTAGATATGAACCTAAATTCTATGACACTTATATTGGAGATAAGAAGCCAAAGCGTAGATTAGGTGGTCACTTCCCCCCAGCTAATAAAGTCAGTGGTATGACAGAACGTAGGCTTCGGTCATTTAGTTTTGGATTGATGCAGGTAATGGGTCAAACAGCTAGGGAATTTGGATACGATTCAGATTATTTAACAGACCTCTGTATTGTAGAACATGGTTTAGAGATGGGATGCAGGATTCTTGCTAAGAAGTTAGAACGCAAAGGTGGAGATATGAAACAAGCCCTTTTGTCTTATAACGGTGGAGGTAACAAGCTTTATACAGACAAAGTTTACTCGCATATTGAATCAGGAGAATATCTGAAAATATTTAGACCTTAATCAACGAAAGTCCGACAACATTTAGGACAACCAGTAATTAACTCAGTTTCCCAACGTTTATTGACAATATCTTGACCACAGGTTCGGCACAAGCCAGAAGAGCAAGCGAACATTGGAATCTTGTTTTCTCTGCAATATTTTCGTTGCATTTCTATTAGATGTTGTCTTTTCGACTGCCCCTCTTTTCCACTTGTCATTACTGCATTTCCCCAACACAAACCCACTGCCAAGAACCATCTATACAAAGCAATACCATGTCACTGCATCCGATTTCTACTATAGGCTTGATTGGTGGTAGGTCGTTAAATTCTGCCATTACAGGCCATACATTCGGCACTAGAAAGGCGATGGAGATTGTTATAATTATAAGTTTTTTCATAGTTTCCTTATTTTAAAGACAAAAAAAAAGGAAGCCTAGACGAGTTTCTAAGCTTCCCAAAGGATTAAACAAAAATTAATGAAGAGTTCTTTTAATGTTAAAAGAATCAATTCGACTAGTTTTGTTATTTTTTTCTAAAATGTCATTAATCATTTTTAAATAGAATCGCTTCGCATGTTGGAAACATTCTTCGTAAGTGGTGTAACGTTTTGTTTTTAATAGATAATCGGTGTAGCTATCTATATTTTTTGCGAATTCTTTTAGGGTTATGTTTAGGTTGTTCATTGTTCTAATCTCCTAGTAGTTAAATATACAGACCGTAAAAAATAATAGAGCTGTAACATCTCATTTTTAGCATCATGAATATCTAAATGCTCATAATCTGATGATAGATATACATCGTCTTCAATATCGTAATAGCTTTCCAAGTCTCCACCTTCAAGTTTTTCGATATTGTTGAATACTTCTAAATTGTCTGCTTCACACAATGAAAAAATATAGCCTGAGGCCTCTCTTTTCAAATATTCCTCTTGTTCTTTGTTTATATGTTTCATTTTGTTCAATCCTTTTTTAAAGTTCAATCAAATCAGATATTGTAGTTTCAAGTCTTTCAATATCATTAGCTTGTTGAGTATGCTCGTTACCTTGACAATCTGCTAGGGTAGACTCAAGCATATATTTATGTTCCTCTAAGCATCTTAAGGCAACATCTAGCCAAGAATCAGACTCTTGTTTTGTTATTATTGTTTCTATTTTCATGTTTAATCCTTTTAAAAATCTAGGCCGTACATTCGGCACTAGGTAGTAAGAAAAGTATTTTAATTAATACTTTAAAGATTAAGCAAACATTTGAATTGATTGCTTAATCTATGAAGCATTAACTGTTTTTATAACTCGCCAATTATAAAAGATTCGTCATCAATTTCTATAACTTGAGTTGATTCTCTAATTGTGTCGATGTCTGGAAAGTCATCAGCGTCAAATTCCTTGTGAAACTCTTCCAAGTTTTCAAACTCTTGAAACTCACAACACAATGCAATTACATCCAGTTCTATTTCCATGTCGCAATCTTGTTCCAAGTCTTCAAGATGCTCAAATAATGCTCTTAGGCCTTCTCTAGAAAATTGATTGCTTCTGTTACAGTCTTCAAACTCTTGTATGAAGTCGTTTAAATTTATTGTTTTTTTCATGTTTAATCCTTTAAAAGTTAAATGTTTATCTAGTAATAATTACTAGCCTGAATCTATTAAATTAATAATAAAATCAGGTTAATAATTAAATTTTAATAAAACTAGGTAGCTTACTTAATATTATTGTGTTTAGTTCCTCTTGTGTGCTGGAATTCATAAAATCAATATCTTTATTAAGAGATAGATTTTCAGAAAACCTGCTAATTTCATGCCTAGCCTTATCAATTATATGCTCTAATAAACTATCTATTTCAAACTTGTTTCTTTCAAATGCTTCTATTGCTTTTAAAACTTCACTGTCTTTGCTTTTCATTTTGTTCAATCCTTTTAAAAACAAGATTTAATTATCCTGTATTGTTAATGTCGCATATTTAGGACACTGACACAAGGAGAAAAGATTCAATTTTTAAAAAAAAATTTACAATAAATAAAAAAACGAGTTATTATAAGTATATGACTGGAAAAAAAGATTTAGAACAAGAGTTCGAAAACGAAGAAAAACTTATGAATGTTGAGATTGACGAACAAAAAAACGAGAAAAAGGACTCGCATTGGACAGAACAAGCAAAGAAAAAGTTAGCCGATACTGTTAAAACCAAAAAAGTGATTGAGTTAGCAAGCAAAGGACTGAGCAAATATGAGATTGCTAGAGTGGTCGAAAAATCCCCAACTTATGTCAATACACGATTAGAATTATTCATGAAAGAGCAAGGAATAACTCAGGAGGAGTTGGCTAGCTTTGGAGAAGGAAAAGGTAGTTATTATGAGATTGTGGAGTTATTGGCGTTAAAATCGGCCTTAGACAAAGAGAAACTCCAGTCTGCTACATTCAGTCAAATAACTAACGGCCTTGAGAAACTAAATAAAATAAAACGATTAGAAAGCAATCAGAGCACTGAAAACATTCAGATGCACGGTAATTTCAAGATTGAATAACTCACGAGAATTTAGAAACTCAGTACTTAAACTTGATAGCCCCTTTTTACTGTATGGATTCTTAGCAATATGTAGAACTGATACTAATATATTACTAGCTATATAAAGATATACATCATCACTATAGTAAAATATAAAAATATATAACTATATCAAGCACATGCACGCAATAGGTAGGGGGGGGTAGCCGCCCGAAAGTTTTTTACGCGCGCTTCCTCTATATATTTAACCCCATCTGAGAAACTCTAATATTCTCCCAGGCCGTCTTAAACCTCTACCACCCCCTCTGAAAAACTCTAATATTTCCCCCATCCGTCCCACTTCCCATCCACCAGTCTAACCCTCCCCAAGATGCCTTCGCATCTCGTTTTTTCCATAATACGTTCTCTGTCCTATCTTCTTGACACTGGAAATATTCTCTGTTAGTTTCTGTTTATAGATTTTCAAGGAATAGTATGCACACACATTTCAGAATGCAAAGAAGTTTTGCAACAGGTCAAATAGAATTGGCGATTTTTCAAAAGATTGGCGACCGAGTTTTTATTGCAGAGCCTTTAACGTTTAAAGAGTTGGGCAAGAATGAACTAGCAGAACATGCCACTTATCAAATTAGTCTTGATGACCCTGGTTTTTTCCATTCGTTTTTTGAGGAATCCCAATTACTGGGAATCAAACCTCCATCTGAAGTTACTGGCAATGAAATTGATGCAGTTAAGAATCATTTAGAAGATATGAGAAAATTAGTCTTTGAGGAGCGTTATGATGTTGTTAAAAAATAGATATTCCATTGGTGAAATTGTTTGGTTTGAATGTATTACTGGCGAATTAATAAGTGCAGAAATTTATGCCATAAAATCAGATTGCTGTCCTCCACAAGAAAGCCCAGTCTTATACTATTCTTGTAGAGGCATGGAAGGTGAGGGAGATTTTTATTTATTAGAAAAAGAAATATTTCCCAGCAAGGAGGCTTTGGAAGCCAGTCTAAATAAGATTAAAATTGGAGATGAAGTTTATTATTGTTGTCTTTATCATAATAAGATTCAAATTAGAAAGGGGGAGCTTTTAAATATCATCGAAACTGGCAATACATATGTTATAAAAAGAAACAACTATTCACAAACAGACCATATCAGTTATGGATATAGAGCCGAAATTTTTAAAACCGAAGAAGAATTAGTTAACAGTTTAAGGGATTATGATGATAAAAATTAAACCAACTCCTAACGCAGACACTCGAAGTTGTGACGTTTCTAATGTATTAAAGGAGGATGTTCTCTCATCATCTAAGGAGCATATCAGTCATGTTGGCCTTGCAATTTCGTTTTTTTGCTCCAAGTTAATCAAGGCAGCAGTTGAGCATGATTATGACAAGTTAGTAGATATAGACCTTTTTTATGCAGATTTTAAAAACAATTTTAATACGACAGAATGGTGGGATAGGCATCGTACAATGCACAGGCATCATCTTAATTATGAAGATGGTGTTCCTGAT